AATCTTTCGAATCCTCTCCAAGAGTTTTTATTTTTACTGGATAGTTAATATTTTGATATTGACTATTCTCCAGTTTAAGATCCGATAAAACTCCAGTAACTAAAAACTTTATTTGCCCCGATTCACCCTGACCATAAGCATAAGCATCAGATCTTATTTCTGTACCTGAATTTATCTCTTGAGTTATACCAGAGCAACCTAAAAATTGGGTTAAAGTTTTATCTTCATACGAAATAGTTAGAGATGTGTTATTAGGAAGGTCTACAATAAGATTTCCTGAGTTTGGAAATCCTGCAGTAGAGTCCACATCAATTGATGTAGAACTCGTTGTAAAACCAGAAATACTAGGATCTAAATCTACAATCGAGGTAATTACCTTTGATCTTGGATGAATAGTGAACTCTCCAAAGATAGTTCCATCAACATCAATATCTCTCTGATAACCATAATCTAAACTTAAAGTATAATACTCCTTCGAATCTCGAATTATTTTTTCTACTTTAGTTACAGTTCCACTTGCTCTATCCAGAAAATCATTTTGATCCTGATAGATTGTTCTATTAACTAAATCCTCAATATCTCCCTCAAGTTTTTCTACAACCAAATCTTTTGTTATTCTATACTCTGCATCCGATGGTTGAATTAAAAAATCTTGTGGGCGAATTACTTCTACATTTTCCCCATAGAGTGCTTTAAACAAAATTTTAAAAGACTCTGTGGTTCCCTTTGAGGAATAAAAATCTTTAGATTGTTTTACAAAAATAGATTCATTTAAACCACTATAAAAATCTCTATCCTCAAATCCTGGAGATATTTGAGATTTTACCTTTTTAAAAAATTGTTGCAGGAAAAGAATACTAAGATTATTAACCTTAGATCCTGAAGTATGCTGTTCTGAAGATGAGGTTGAGAAAACTAATTCATCAGAATTTAAAGGATTTTCTAAAGATGTGATCCCACTAAATCCTCTTACACATCCAGTGAAAGAAGTATTAGTTTTTGAGGTATATGTTATAATTTCCGAATCAATCAGAATGATTCCATAAGAGTCTGGAAATCCTGAAGTTGATTGCACATTAATTGTAGAATCAAAATAAGAAACATTAGAAGTTAATACTGTAGAATCTGTTAAATTAGTAAGATTATCTACCTTAACATATTTGTCTATATTTTGAATTAAGTTGTATGGAAGTCCTTCAGATTCCAAAGACAAATAATATTGATTCAAGAATTCGACAACTAAAGGAAACTCTTCCTTGACGAATTCTGGAAGTTGATTTTGGATAACCGAACTAATTTTGATTCTTGTTCCTGTCATTTTATATTCTTACGAGGTCTCCGTTTGAATAGCTAGAAGTTGTTACATATGATGAACCAGATATATCAGATCCAGAAAGTATTTGGTCTGATACCATATTTAACACACCATTACTAACGTCTAATTGTAAATATAAATCTTGCAAACCAATAACATCGTTAGATTGTGGAGATACTGATATTTCTATAGTCGATTGTTCACCACTTGATTTTGAAGTTCCTATGATATTCACAGGATTTAATAATATCTCCCCTCTTTCATAGTTTATAGTTCCTACGTTTCTACGAACTATACTTGGTGTCCTTGAAGAACTAATGGTAAAGAAAAATATTGATCCAGTCTTTTGGTCTGAATTTGGAATATCAGACATGTATAAAGTCTGATTAAATCCACTAACATTAAATCCAGAAGACTTAATGTTATACCCAGACATACTCTTTATATGAAATGAATTTCCAAAACAAATTTCATAATTTGCAAATTGATTTAATGCAGGTCTCATATCTCTTCTCATAATCATCTTCGTAATATTAGAAGTAACAGATGGATGACTGTCATCAATCAATTTTAAGAACTTACTATATCTAAATCTAGCTCCGTACTTATTTAATTCGGAAGAATTTGCATATGCATTGATATTATTAGAAATCAAAGTTTTAACATAATCGGAACTTGGAGCAGCATTTACATTATAATAAGCAGATATATCATATTCCAAATAAAGATATTTTAGATCTAAAATTTCGGGAACAATACCTGCAACACTATACTTTCTAAGACTATTTCTAATATTGTCTTTTATTTGACTTGATACAAATGCCCCATTGATTGGTTTTATTGATATAAAAACCTTTCCATATTTTGGTGGATTCAAATCTTCGCCACCAAAAACAGAGATTGATTCTGTTTCTGGATATATTGTTGGTATAATAGTTTCGTAATCAGTAGCAGTTACTGCTCTATTCTGTGAAGAGTATATTCTTGGAGCATATTTTTTAATTGAATCTACCGATTCTATATTTTGACCACCTCTGGATTCTGTATTAGTAGTTAATAGAGAAATTCCAGTATTTACTACACGATTATTATTGTCTACTATCCGACCATTAAATGTGAATGATGATATTCCGTTAGCATCTTCACCAGAAGTTGTAATATATGAAACTTCAATGAAATTTTGATTTTCTAATTTTGTCCCGAAAATTCCATCGCCAAAAATTAATTCATATCTCTGATCTTCTATTTCTTGAATAAAGAAGACATTAGATGTAGAATTAATATTAAAAAGATCAGTTGATAATGTAAATTTTCTAGAAGTAGTACTAGATTGAGTATTTCTCACAATTACAGATATTGATTTAGTATCAATATCGGAATTTTCTAAAATAAATCTTTGATTAGGATTATTCGAATTGACAGTAAATGTGTTAACTAAGTATGTTCCCTCATAAACATTAATATTTTCAAATAATGCAATTCCATTTACTACTGGACGAGTAACATCTGCAGGAATCGTAAAAGTATAACTTTGATTTCCAAATGAAGATGTTGATGTACAAATAGTTCCCTTTTTAAGGGTAAGAGTAACTGGATTTGTCGTTAAACCAGTTGCATCCACAAAAAAAGATATATTTGCCGAAGATGAAGTTTTTGACCTTGGAACATAACCAATGTTTCTTGCAAGTGATACTACATTTTCTCTTAGAGTTGCACTATCAATAAAGACCTCATTGCTAACCATGTTAGCATTATATGAGGTAATGTAAGTATTATATGCAAGAACATCTATTAAGGTGGATAAAGTAGATCCTTCAAAATCATAATCTGTAAAATTTGAATTGGATCTAAGATAATCCTTAATAGAGGTTTTTATCTGATCAAAGTCTAGATTTGTGAAATTTACTAATGCCATTTATCTTGTTGGCTGTAATGCGAATGATAACTGCTGAGGTAATACATCAATCCCAACAATATAATAATTTATTGTGACATTGAATTCATTATTATCATAGTTTGGAGAAACATCCACTGAGATTAAATCAACTCTTGGTTCATAGTTATTAATTGTGTTAGTAATCTCATCTTCAATCACAGATGCTGAAATCTCATCCATGTTCTCAAAAAGTACCTTTGATACTCTAGATCCAATATTTTCATTAAAAAATCTTTCACCAGGAAGTGTAAATATGAGATTTCTAACAGAACGGGCAATAGCAGTCTCATTCTTAATAGAAATTAAGTCATTATTCAGAGGATTAGTCTGAAATGACATACTAATATCCTTAAAACCTCTGATTACCCGTTCTACAGGCATAAAAATATTATAAATCTATCTTATTTATTCGTGTTTTTTGAATTCATAAAGAGGTTCAGTGCCATACTCCCAATCATCATAGTCTTCATCGTTACGAATTCTCTCATGAATTTCATTTTGGTGAAAAAAATCATGTTTTTTTGGTGTCAGATCGTCATTATTGATCTCACGAAGCATTTTTTGGTCCATTTTGCTCTCCTGATTCGTTAAAATCAGAACTTTTTACGGGGTTGCTATCCCGAATTTTTGTGATTTCGTACATAAAATCATCAGATGTCTCAATTTTTCGACGATTTTCAACTGAATACTCAGTTAAATCAATCTCATACCCTGGATTTTTAGTAATTCTGTTCTTAGTCCAGGCATCATCATACCATAATATCTTATTATTAGGATATGCATAAA